TAGATCAATAAATGTGGAGTAGGCCCTCTGTACTTCCCCTACCATTCGGAATGGGAAACCGGAGAGCATGCTCGCGATTTCGTCATCCGTTTTTGAAGGGAATAAATACTTCAGTGCTTCAATGCTATCAACCCCTAATTCCTGTAGGTTTCGGGTAAAGATAGATTGGTTGAGTTTATCCTGGGCCGTATCTTCATAAACAGGACCCATCCAGCGCCAGTTTACAGTGCGATCCCCGTCCGGAGCCAAACCAAGAACACCATCAGGTACTTCCTTGGTTTCAACAGCTTGCTCAATTGCTTTTTGTAATTTTTTCTCGTAATTAACTTTTTGTTTTTCGTACTTAGCTTGGGCAGCTTCGTCGCTCGGGTCTTCTGGTGGGGTTGGATATTTAATTCCCGATGCGTACGCCAGGGATTTCCGGAAGATCTGCTCTTCCTGGAAAATCATTAATTCGAAGCACTTACAAACACCATAGGTGTACAGCATCAGACACTTCTTCTTTGCTGTAGCACTAACACGTCCGTAAGCGGATTTAATCTCAGTGGCGGTCACATTAGTGATACTGAGATCATCAATACCACCTAATGCCAGGCGAATCTCACTGCGGAGCTGCTCAGAGTAACGAGCTTGATCAGTACTGACCGCATTCGGCGTAATAAAACCGACACGATCGGTTGGCTCCAGGTTGGCAATGACTCTTGGAACGCGCATACCGCTTCCAGGACGACCAATGTAGCCAGGTGGCTGTCGCGTAACGTTGTCTTGCTTGAACGTTGAACTAGACAGGAAGAATTCTGATTGAAAGCCAGACTGGCTCGAAATACTGGGGCGCTGAGCCGGATCGGTTTCGCTGCTCTCAACAATATCTTGCTTGGGTCGAGATGAGAGCAGTGTCGGGTTACCGAAGAAAGAAAGGTTGGCGCGAATATTTTTGACCATCTCATCGTGTGCCACGATTTGATTGGCCAACCATTCAAATTCACCGCTGCCTTCAGTTCCAAAGGCATCCGGATTGTTAAAAACTTCAACACAAGGGATGAACTCCATTGTGTTTACGACTGTCTTTTTATCAAAAATGCCGTACTCCAACGACGGCATATCAAAGGTAATTTCTTGTTCGCTGTGGAACTCTTCAATTTCAGTTGCGGTGATGCGCAGACGCATATACCGCTTATCAGTATTTAAGCCAACACCCTGGAAGCCCTTATTGGATTTGACTTTATACGGATAAATGATGATGACCTCTTCCAAGTCACCTTCGGTTGAATAATAGGTTCGATATGAATCTTTATCGAACCAGTACAGGCGATAAGTCTTCTTGGTGGGCCGGATGTAAAAAAGGCCTTTACCGTACGTTAAAAATCGATCCCAAATGGAGTCGAGTCGTGCATCTAATTTATTGAATTTAATGACTTGCTGAATGAAGTCAAATCGCTGCGTACCGAAATTATCTTGAGCCGGATAGAATTCGACACCCTGCCGAATCCCAAACATTTTCATTTGGGACAAGTGGGCATTCACCAGCATGGTATCTGCTGGGCCAGTACCATCCCTTGTGACGACCGCTTTGAGGATGGCGTCGAGGGTGGATTTGGTACTATCGCTCATCGGTTTTACTGGATCTCAGTTTATTCTTCAATATCGTAGCCAGCGGCAATCCGTTTGAGTGTGATTGTGTCATCCTCAACTTCAACGTCGAAACGTTCGTTCGGTTGAAGAGCCATATCATGGCACAGTTCGTCAGGCAGAGGGATTACTGCGGAACCGTAGGCGTCCTGCTCAAGCTCAATAGTGTAATAGCTGGTGGACATTGGAAATGGATTCTCCTAGTTTAGGTCCAAAATACTTTATCCCTATTTACTCCTAAATTTAAAATTCGAGCTCCAGCTTGCCCCTGGTCATTAGGCCATTACAGAGCCAGACGAGAGCGTCGACGCAGTCGTCGTGCGAGCTAACACCAAAGTTAACGATCTCGTCGGTGAGTGGTCCGAATCTCCGATACTTGTTAAAAATAATTTTCCGCTGCTCAAACAAACCCATAATTCCCCGGAAACGAGCGACTTTGTCCCCACGGAATCCTTTGATTGCGTGCCAGTTCATGTTGTACAGTCCGTGGTCTCCCAGACAAATACGTTTAAAATCCGCCTCCAAGGATGCCTGATATGCAACTGCTTCAGACCAGATGTCGATATTTGATCCGGTGGGGAAATACCTGTTGTTGTCTTTATGTACAACGCCCCACTCTTCCATCATTTCCATGAGGGCTTCTAGTTTCTCCAGGTTGCCCATAATCCGAATTCGTTTGCAGTCGATGATGTGTATCTTCTGCCCCACACGTCCACCCATCACGAAGACGGTATAGTCATTCTGTTCACGGATGCCTGCAGACAGGTCAACCCCAACACCTAAAGAATCAAACTGAGTTGCGATTGCACCTTTGACAATCAAATCCGGAGACAGAGAGAGCTCACTGGTTTGGACAATTTGATTTTGATACTGAAAACTAAATGCAATTGGTGCTTGTCGACGCCGATCCTGTAGGTACTCCAGGGACCAGAGAGCTGGCCAATATGATATTTCTTCACCCTCTGAATCAACAGTAATTGCCGATTGGACGATTTGGATCCAGTCGTTTGTGGGTGTAAATGTAGTGTTGTGGATATCATCATGTCGGAACCGAGTTCCTAGGCAGATGGCTCTCCCACCCTCGAACATAGTCGGAACAATAACTGAGTTCCAGTTATCTTCCATGGCTGCACGGATGTCCCGATTTTTAATATCATCTGCGGATTTAATTGCGTCATCGATGATACAAAGATGAGATCGCTTGGATGTCACTGCACCCTTCAAACCCGCACAACAAACAGTAAACTCTTCTTCACCAGTAGATTTAATACCTGCAAATTTCCAATCGATGCTCCAGTATTCGTTGGAGTTGATTCCTTTGGCAATCTTTACACTTGGGAAGACTTCCGAGTAAGTCTTACTCTCTTCAATAATTCTTTTAATGGCAGCACTCTTAGGTCGCGCCACATCTACGGTGTAAGAAATATAAAGGATTTTGAGCGGTTTTTTGGCTAGAGCGTGGATACCAATTGCCCAAGCTGTAAACAAACCCAACACAGTTGATTTTGCTGAACCCCGTGGAGCCAGAATATCCACATTGGGTCCGGCAATTCCAACCAGACATTCGCTGTCGTCACCGGTGCATAAGTATTGGTGCCACTCTTTGTGGTGAGTCGCCGGTGGTTTATCTCCAACGACTTCACAAAAATATCCAAAATCTTTTCGAGCCCGCTCTACATCTACAGTTGACGATTGTTTAACAACTCGTTTCTGAGCCGCAGCCCTAGCGGTGCGACGATAAACGCTGTAGATACTAGTGCCTGCCATGCCCGTAGCATAGCGTACTAATTTTTAAGATTCTTCCTGCAGGATCTTTGTCCACACACCCATCGAAGCCTCTTGGAGTGGACCTTCAATCGGATCATCTCGGAAAATAGACAACATCTCCCGCAACGCCCGGTCTGCACCAGCAAGGATCAAACCCTGTTTGTCGAGGAGGATCTTCTCATCGTTAAGTTGCTTGATTGAGCCTCTAAGTTCTTTCTGCATCATTGCGATGCGAGACGTGCCCATATCTTGTTTAACCATCCCCATATCAATTGCCTCACGCAGCTTAAAAATATCCTGCTGCATGGAGTCAATTTCCATTTCTAGAAGACCATTAAAATCCCGTTTTTTATATTCTTTTTTAGACCACTCATCACATTCCACGATGCTGCCCGTAAACCCGAGAAATCGGGAATACAGGTACATCTGGATTGGGGAGTTAGTCCGTTTGCAGAATGTAAGGAAGGATTCTCGGTCTTTGTCTGTTAAACCTTGAATCCAGTCCTTCATGATCGATACTGCTGTTGAGCTTGCTCGTAGTCCCTTTGCTCTTTATAGCGCCGGAACATCTCTTGCTGCAAGTCGGTTAACCGTTGTTCCTGAGCGGTGCGGCCAACAGTTTCGCGCTGTTGCTCACCGGTCGTGACAATACCCCGGCGTTCTTCTTCACCACGTACGCGGGTAAGTCCGGTTTCACCAGTGAAGCGTTCGGCCTGAGTCAGACGCTCTTGAGTGCCGGTTGCGGCGATCCCTAAGCGTTGCTGCTCACCCGTCAGACCGATTTGACGCTCTTGTCCAGCCAAAAGCTGAGATTGCGTCAGGCGAGCTTGTTCACCGGTAGCACCAATGCCGAGCCGTTCTTGTTCACCACGAGTAACGGCGGTTTGGCGTTCCTGGGCTCCGGTGGCAGCGATGCCTAGACGTTGTTGTTCACCACTGGCGCTGATGCCAAGACGCTCCTGCTCTCCACGAGTAACAGCTGTTTGACGCTCTTGGGTACCAGCAGTTTCGAGGCCTGCACGATATTGAGCACCCGTAGCGGCAATACCCAGCCGCTCTTGTTCGCCACGCGTAAGAGTGGTTGCACGCTCCTGCTCACCGGTTGCAGCAATCGTCAGACGTTGTTCACCACCAGCAGCCTGAGTCCTTCGAATATCCTGTCCGGCAAAGAACTCAGCATTCGTGCGGTCCAGCTGAGCACCCAACTCCATGTTGAGTCGTTGCTGAGCACCACTAACTTCGTTCAGCGCAGTCTGCGTCTGAAGTGATTGAGTCGGCACCTGGGTAGGAGCAGCCGGCGGCGGCGGAGGTGGCGAATAAACAATTGTCGGAGGAGGAGGTGGTGGTGATCCGCCCATAATTAACGACTCGCTGCTTTCAGTTTAACGCGGTTTATTTCAGGCAACCTGAATGTATTGACCAGCAAAGCTACCGGCAAAACGCTTGGCGGCTTCTTGTTGAGCTGCGGTAGCCAGCTGACGCTGTGCTTCGGCACCAGCAGCCGTGGCCATTTGAGACTGTTTCGACGCCATGATTGCCTGAACGTTGCTTGGCATCTGCTCTTTGGTCGCCAGGAAAGATTTGCTAGCAGCCAAGTTCCGAGCAGTGGATTCCGCACCAGCAGCGCTTAAATAAGGATACAGAGAAGAAAGTTGCTCACGGGTTAAACGTGAAGAAAGCTTTGCGGCCTGCTCCATCTCTGCCATCCGCATCGGACTGATGGCTTTGTAAAAATCCAAGTATTTCTGAACCTCCTGATCCATAGGAGGAATAGCCGATCCAACCTGACCTTGAAGATCTACATCACGGGAACCCGTGGAGAAATCAGTTCCAATCATTGGGAACGGAATTTTAGAAAAGTCCGTTGTTCCC